GCTTCTCTAGATTCGCTGGGTACTGCGGTTTCGGTTGTTGTGGGACACGAGGCGCGGATGTACACCCTGTATTTGCCAGAAGTAATATTGCTAATGTAAGTATCGTTTTCACGCTTCAATGCCTCTTTTTCGGATAGAGCTAATAGCTCAAACTTTTTCGATTCTTCAGCTATGCGCTCGTGTTCGGACGCAGCCCACTCAAGCATTCTATTGTTTTCAGTAAGCTGCTTATTGTCGTCGCGCAATGATTTAACGTAAAGGAATCCGCCACCGATACCAACAGCTAGTAGGCCGTACAGGATTAGTTTTTGGCTAATTGGTATCATTATCACCTCTTTGAACCGGCATTGAATCCGCCAAAAGCTGATCTTTTGCCTTGCTGCCCTGAGTTGATATGTAATAGTAATTCATCGACAAAATCCATGCCGTCTGAAGCGACCCAAACATCACCAACAAAGAGCTTTCGTTCTTGAATGGGATCTCCACAATAAACAACGCAATCAAAGACGAGCCAAACATTATCGTTAAGAGTATCGCCAAGATAGCAGGCATTACGCTGCTCTTGATATTGCTTCTACGCGTGTTTTGTAAGATCTTCATAAACCGCCTTTATCTGTTCATTGTAAGGCTTAATCTTCAGCCTATGAGCCTGAGCCGCGTAGCCAGCGCCGTTATAATGAAGGGCCATCTTATGGTAGTCTTTTCCCTGAAACGCCTTCAGCAAGTTCTTATCGGTCTCAATGAATCGTATAAGCGCGCATATCTGCTCTATTAGGTTCTCTTTGAAGGAATCCCACATATGTCCCACGGAATTGTATCCAAGGCGTTTCCAGTGAAAGCCCATTATCTGAGGTAGGCCAATAGACGTAGACTCCATAGCGCTCACAGGGTTGAGATTAAACGCATTATTGAATGCTAGCCACTCTTTCGACTGTACTTCAACCTTATTCACCGACCACGCACCAGAAGGCGCATAGGGCTGCATTTTCTTAAACCATACAGGCTCGAACTGAATCAGGATTTTACCGGTTTTATCATCAAAACCTTTCCCTCCAGATTCAACCCGAATAAAAGCCTCAAGCAATTTCGCATCAAGGCTTGAACCGGATTTTCGTAGAGCTACACCTATGTCAAAACGCATCATATTAAGTGCTCGAATCTGTAATTATGCCAAGCGCGGCAAGCTGCGTTAAAAGACTAGTCAGCGCTGCGTTACCTGCCTTCGCCCCAGTAACAGCAGGTTTTGCGATTGGCGCTGTTGCGTAAAACCCCAACACATTCGGACCCATCGTTACATTTTTTACACCGTTAAACCAAAACTCTCGATTACCTGTGCCATATTTATAATCAACAAGATCATTAGCACTACCGCCCGTAAGCGAGGGCGCTGCACCCTGAATAAAATCGTTGCCTGAAGGCCCGTTAATATTTAAATTGGTAAGCTTTGCAGACACCACATCTGCGTCTATTGTGCTAGATGTAACATTTCTCACAGCCCTTTTTGTTACATTTGTTCCAGATAATGTAAAAGCACCGGCGTTGCTTGCATAACGAACTTTGTCGTAAAGGTTGTCAACTCCGGCATCAGTGAGATCGTTATAAATCCCGCCTATAATGGTGTTTGATACACCCTCAAAACGTGAAGCATCATCCGATAAAACACCAATGAAGTTGTTGTAACTTCCTACACAAAAAACATCCCCACCTGTATTAAACTCTAAATCAGAATTAATAAAAGTGTTGTACGCAGAATCGGCTGATACGAATATACCGCCCGCATTTGACTCAGATGTACCACCTAAAAATGTGTTCATCACTGCTGCGTTTAGGTTTATGCCATAGCCGCTTACACCTTCAGCAATCGGTGTATCAAAAGTGCAGTTGCTTGTTGTCTCCCCAACACCACGGACGTCAAGAAACATGCCCGTCACAGGGGCTGGGGAGAACGAAGGCTCACCAATTGGTGACACCTTTACTTTAAATCGAGAGGTAACACACCAAACGGTATGTAAGGCTTTATCAGAAACATCACGAATGTTTGCCTCGATTGTTGATCTGTGAATGGCCCTCGCATACAAACCAGTTGCACAGCTAGCGTTACCTTTTATTGTCGGGCTACCCAGTAAATTAAAGCCGCTAATTCCTGGACCAGAAGCGCCACCATCAATCACAAAGGCTGGCCCCGTACCGGTGCAGATAAAGAACGTACCCATTGCGCATTCTATTGTTGCATTCTTAATTGCCCAGTTTGGGCTTGTAGCGTAACGATAGTAACCCGCATCAAATCGTATTTTTGGTGGAGCCGTTGTACCAGAAAAGCTATTAAGATAAGCGGAAATAGCTGCAAATGCCGCGCTGTTGTCTGTAGAGTTGTCGTTGATCGCTCCAAAGTCAAAAGCACAGAGCTGGCCTGTAATTCTCTTAAGATGAAAGCTCCCCAGCGCATTTTTCTGCGTACCACCATCGTCAGTCACAGATCCAGAAAATGACATTAGCGTTCCACCACCTAAACCGCCAGAAGTGTGCTGCTTTAATGTAAATAACTTACCAGCCACAGAAACAGGCGTTGACGCTATCGCCGACCAAGACTCAATAATAGCTTGTTCATTTGCCTCAATCGCATCTATTTGAGCCTGAAGATTATCAATCTCAGTTATTTCATCGCCATTTCGCGGCGAGTAATAAACCTGCGCACCCAAATAATCAACAACAGCAATGGAGTAAGCATCCAATATCTTAAGTGTGCACGGGGAACCGTTGTAAAGCGGAACGCCGCCAGCGCCAAGGGGTACAGGTTGAGATATGGGTAGATCTGGACCACCCTGTACAGCAACATAAACCTGCTGCCTTTGAGCTGGAACAAGATACGGAGATCCATTAACAATCCCAACGTATAACGAACCAAGCCCAAGAGTCCCGAACTTTGTCGGATCTGGGAAATACTGAAAAGGGGACTCTATTGTGTAGCTCATTGGGTTTGTTCCTCTGTGCCTTGCGTTTTAGGTGCCACCGCGTTTATAGCTGATTCAAGTTCGGCGGCAGCTTTTTCAAATTTCGTAGATCCTGGCGGTATTGATGACATTCTCAGCAAAGCGTTTCTTACTGCTTTTGATTCATAAATTCTTGCCGCCGCACCAACCGAAGCAACTGCACCCAATGCAGGGAGGCCACCTAGCGCATATGACCCAACACCAACAGCGGGGACGCCAATTTGCATAACTTGCTGCCCATTAACAGGATTGGCTCCTGCTTTTGCGGCCTGCTTAGTATATTTTAAATAGTTAACGGCGCCCATAAGCGCTGCTTTGTTTTCGCCCTTGAAGAACTGATTAACCGCAGCCGCGTATTGTGGTGATGTTAATTTATTAAGAAACACATCAGGACTTTCGCGGGATGATTCAAAAATTTTATTCAGTATTGCTGCTCTGGCGTTATCCCTCCCTTTTGTGTCCAAGGAATTAAAAAGAATCTTGGTTTCTGAAGGAGATTTACTAAATAACATGCCTTGAGCAATTTCCGGTTTTATATCACCCTTCGCTATAATGTTTTTCAGTTTAGTGTTTTGCGCAAGCCCAGCCTCACGAGCCCATATAGCGTCCGCTTGATTCATCTCCCTTAATGCAGCAGGGCCGAGCTTTGACCCTACAGCGGTTCGCATGTCAGCGGTTAATCCGTTGTAGACAGCATCAATGGCTTTTTGCGCACTAGGGACCGCAGCACCATTCTCATCTCTAAACAGCTCTCTAAACGTAGTTCTGTTTTGACGTAAAAGAGCAAGGTTATTGTCGCCAGACGTCAACTGATCTCTAACGGTTTTTAGTGCATTTACTACTTTAGGATTCGATACCGCGCCGCCTTGGGTGTATTTCTGGATTTGATCATCTATGGCCGCGATTGATCTTGTCAAAGGAATCGGTGTGTCGCCCATGGCTTGAACGGTTTCATCATATCTTTTCCCAGCAGCTGCGCTTAATTTGTCAGACTTACGACTAAGCGATTCAATTATTTCTCTGTCATTAGGAACGCCATATCTTTCGGCAATATCTTTCATTACGTCAGTTCTGGCATTTTGCTGATTAGCTCTCATGCCGCCAGTGCCAACAAAAGGAACCTTTTCGGATGCCGACTGTGCAGCTCTTGCGCCCCAAGATTCAGGTGCAATTGCGTCGGTCGTCATGAATGGCAGATTGTTTTGGTCTGCATATCTTGCAACATTGGCGGCGTCACCAGTGGCGTCACCAGCAACAGCCCTATAAGCAGCTCCTGCGCCTGCGACAATAGGCCTTAATGCTAATGGGACGCCAGCCCCAATTGCTGTGCCAATAGCTGCGTTTTGGTTGCTTGATTCACCCTCTACAGTAGGCTGTATATATCCAATCCCAGCACCTTCAGCAGCGCCTTTTAGCATTTGTGCCTTTAGCCCAGCCTGTATTCCAGGGATAGGGATAGCTGCAATTTGTCCGGCAACATTACCTGCCATCGAGGCGACAGGGTTTGATTCTTGTATCGGAGCAAACTGATCTCTTTGTTGCTGCTCAAACCCCTGGGCTAAATTAATAGCGCCCTGCTTGTCCTGAACGATCTTTTTCAGTTGAGCTAGCTTGGCTTGGTTGTCAGGAGTATTTTTCAGCTCACCACTTGCTAGAGCTGCCTCAAATTCATCTACATCGCCCTGATTAAAATACTGAGCAGTCTCTAATAGCTTTTGAGTCAAGCCTACACCTACTTGGGTGATTCCTCGCTTAAACCCTGAACCAAGAGCGTCAAAAGTTCCAATTTCCTGTTTAGGCTGCTCAACTACCGGCTGAGCTGGATTTACAGACGATTGGTCATATTCTCCATTTCGTATGGCAGCAGCAAACCTTTTGGCTGCGGCAACATCCCCAGCTTTGTCCGCATTTCTTAGTGCTTGCTCTAAACGCTCTTTTGTAGCCATTAGTATTTACCAAGAAGTTCGTCTAAGGATGGCTCTGCATTGCTTTGATCGGAAGGAGCGGCATTATTTTGCGCTGCCAGCGGCTTCTTAGAAGGATCAATGCTCATACCCATGTAATCATCTATGCTTTGGGCTGTAAACTTATCACCAGCATCAAGAGCAGCAGATTTTCCGCGCTTGGCTTTAGACTCCATCAATTGCTGAAGCTGACTCAAAATGCGTTTGTTTGTTGCTGGATTTCTTCCTAGTCCAGCCTCAAGACCATTAAGCCTTTCGCCCTCCGCCGCAGTGAAGGCAGCGCCAAAAGTTTCTTTAAGTTGTGACAAGACTGACTTGCCAAGGTTATAGGAAAGCTCTCCTTCGTCAGCGCCTTCGATACCAAAAGCCTGTCTAGCCTGTATGGCCATTTTATCAAAACCACCCGTACCAACACTATTAAGCAATGTAAGTGCTCGCTTGACAGTTGGCAGCCCTTCCGCAGCAGATACTCCGCGATCTATAAAGTCTTGCCTACGTGTAGCAATACCTTTGCCAGCGCCAGCGCCTTCCGCCTCCACTTGGTCAGCAACTCCACCACCTGCCACCCTTGCATTAATGGTTGCTGCCGTTCTACCTCCTGCACGAGATGACTGTAGGCCAACTCCATAATTCTGTGCATTTTGTATTGCGTTAGCTCTAGCGTCACCCTGAAGAGCTTTCCCAGAGGCATCCACGACTCTTGTCTCGCCATTAGATAGAACCTGAACAACAGTGCCATCATCTAAAATGTTAGATGATTGAACTTTATTGCCAGACGCACCACCAACACCAAACACATCAGCCCATACGTCTTTGTCTAAATAACCCTGATTCGCCAGCGCAGCAGAAACAGCTTTAATCGAATTTCTAGCACCTTCAACATCGCCCTGAAGATAAGACTCAGCCAAAGCGATAGTATCCTTTGGATCTCCGCCGCGCGCTTGAATACGTTCAATTCTTTGTTTGACCAGATTCATGAACTCGGGACGATTATCTATTACGGACGCAGCCTTAACTGCGAAGTCGGCGGCATCAAGGCCTTGGCGTTTCTCTTGCACGCCAATTCCTGCCAATACGTTTTTGGATAGCTCTGGAGACAATAGGACCGCCTCATTGAAAGCTTCATAGTCAGGATTGCCGGACGCCTGAGATTGCTGGAATGTCCTCAGCTTCTCAGAGGCAATGCGGTTGTTCTCGATTGACTTATTGCGCTGCTCAAGCTCTTGACGGCCCTGCGCCAATTGCTGCAAACCAAGAAGGTTGTTTGTGATTCCGCCGGTGATATTAGCCATTATATTTTACCTCCCTGAGATGCCGCCCAGTTTTGATAAGCGGTGCCAGTGTAATCGCCAGCCGAACCGCCCGCAGCATTATTGAAGTTAAATAAACCCATCTTATTACCAAGATAAGCGCTACCAACACCGGTCAGGGTATCATTGATAATTCCTGCGCGGTTCATTTGACCGTTAGCAATGGCATTGCCTGCGTTCATGGCGTTATTTCCTGCTTGTGACGCAAAATTACCGCCTGCGACTTGGTTGCCAGAGGAAACGTTAGCGCCCATATTAACCACGCTATTAAGCCTATTGAAGTTGTCGGCCCGCGCACCTTCGTTAATACTGTACTCGCTTGCATCTTGTTGGTTGATTCGCTGAAGCGCCCCTATTCCCAGCGTAGGGGCTATATTGGCAAGGTCAACATTCGATCCGCCGCTTCTAAACCCTCCAGTCGCAGAACGATTACGAAGGATCTGGTCGGTTGCCTGAGAGTTTAATGCCTGAAATTCGGGAGAGTTAAAATACTCATTAAGAAATGCCCCAGGGTCTCGATAATTGAATTCCTCTACCGGCCTGTTTGCGGCAGCAGTTAAGCCAGGTATTGCATCAATCCCTAGTTGGCGGAATGGGGCAACTTCTTTGATGCCTCGCTCAAACTGCTCTCTGCTTAACGCAGTAGCTTGATTCGATGCATTGGTTTGCGCCCTGGTAGCTTTGTCATTGCTTTTATTTCCAAGGATTCCGCCAACCAACGAAAGGCCGCCTGATACTAGTGAACCTATGCCCATAACTGCCTCACAAATACGGTTTGATTTTCAATTTTGACAACAGGGATAAATCCAAGCTTAATGACTAAATTATACGCCTTTTTGTACTTGTCGCCTACATATGTGTAAGCATGGCGAAACCCTTTCTCGTAAAGGCTCCCAAGCAGCTCTATACACATATCTCTCAACGCAATTGCGCTGGATTTTGGACACAAGATATGGACCTCGCAGTCTACCCCGTTATCCTTAACTATGGCCCCCATTATGTGAGGGCCATGATCGACAACAATTAACATGCTGGGAGTTACTTTGGCTCCTTCGAGTGCTGCGATATTTCTTGCATCAAGAATTCTTACTAAGTCATCCTCAGTGCAAGCTCTTATCATGGCGCTCTCTGCGCGGCTGTAACATCGCTGGCAATGATTGAGTTTACTTTTGTGACAAGTGAATTATGGTCTGTGACGAGCTGGTTTAGGTCTGACTTTAGCTCATTCAACAGCGTAACCCACGTAGCGGCGTCAGCTTGCGCGTAGACTAAAGGAGCGGCATTAGGGGTATTGGTTACGACAACCGTGCTCGCTGCCTCGCTAGCTATTGCTGCGGCCAATCTAACAACGCCACCAGTCGCTAATGTTGCAAGGTTGCCAGTGCCAACAAGATTCCCGGTAGCGCCATGGGCAGAAGCTGCAGCGGCGTGAGCATTATAAGAAGTGGTTAGCGCAGACAAATTAGTTATCGTCAGCGTTAGCGAATCCTCAACATCGTCGACGCGGATTGTCAGCGATGAAAGATCACCTTCATTTGCTGCTCCAGTCTCTTTGAGCGAAACATAATCACGTGCGAACAATCTTTGGAAGTCAGCAGGCAGCCCAGATAGTTTAAACAGTGCACCTATGTCCGATTCGGAGACGTAATACTGGGATTTAGCCATTAGCTGCCCCTTACTATTAAGCCGGAGACGTTGAGCTTATCTCTATGCTTGGCGCGGAACTTAAAGCCTACTTTCTTCCTAACATAAGCAAGACGCCTAACAATGAATCTTTTGTCATAATTAAGTGGGATAGCTAATTCCTGGCTATACTCAGTCGAGTACGCCGCTCCGTCGCGGGTAGTTGATACGAACATTGAAGTGGTTTCTGTGCTGAATCCGCCAACCGTGTTTATTTCAAGCTCGTCGATGCTCATTGATTCAGCAGGGACGAAAGGGGTGTAAAAGTAGCTGTCAACAGGTAATCCGCGCTGAGCGGCAGAATCTTGGTCCAACCTATAAACGTCCCCAGTTTGGTAATCACCACAAACCCAAGAGCTGAACTTTGGGTCATATATGATGTTTATCCCAACCCACCTACCACCATTACTCTCAAGCTTTGACCATGCCGAATTAATGCCAAGCTTTTGGGCGACAGTGCTATTAAAAACAAGAGTATCATCTGGAAGATGGACGTATAACAATTGGTTGCCGTAAACAGTTCTCGTTTCAAGTTTGGATAGTGATAACTCGTCTTCCGTATAGGAAGCGATTATTGAATCTATAGTTCTAGTCGTTACTGATATTGATTGCCCTGTCCCTATTGCAAAAACACTAGTACGCTCTTCCTTTCTGCCCCCCAGAATATAAAGCTGCCCTCCCATCTCAACCCAACACTTGGTGCCAACAATCCCAACCGATAGCGCTTTTTGGTTTAACCGTGTAAATGCGAATTGTTCATTGCCTTGGTTGACAAAATATTCAATCGTGTACCGGCCAAAAACAACCAGTAGGTCATCTTGAGTCTTTCCAACTGCTTTGTTTTTGTCTGGAGATATTTCAGCCGTGGCAAATTTTAGCGGGTCAATACTTGTTTCGTCGTTAATGTCGGTGTGATAGATGTATTCCTCATCGATAAAAACGTAGTACCCGTCTATCCATGCCCCATCGATTGGCTGACCTATATCTGGGTCAGTCATTTGAGAAAATATAGCTCCGTCATACCTGTATACATTTCCGCCACCAATAATCAGGAAGGAGTTAAAAGAATACGGCATTGAAACTTGTTCAACGCCAGGGATAGGCGTACCGATTTGGGTTGTTGACCCCACCGCAAGCTCATGAAGATAACTAGAAACCCTGAAGCTTCTGTTCATCCGCTCGTTATAAAGCGCTCCCCTATCTCCATCCCCACTTAAGAAGCCATTCCCGAGCAACAGCCCATCATGCGAATGCAAATACCCAGTGCTACCCTCAATATCCCTCATAACCGCGATAAGGTTTACAGGGATAGCGTCGTAGTAATCGTTACCTTCGCCGATTTTATCGCCGCAAATAATAGGAACTTTAACTTCTGGCATTATGGGTTACCAAGGGCGGATGTAGGATCGACGATGTTGAAGTTAAGTGTACGGTTAACTTTGGTTCCAGCTGAGCCGGTAACCGAGAATAAAATAGTCTGAAACCCTTCATAATTGGCTTGAACAGAGAACCTAATTGACGCTCCACTTACAGAAAGAGAGCTCAATGCAACGCCATTCGATGGAGTGGTTGTGTAGGTAGATACCGTTTCAAGCGGCTGCAAATATTGACTGAAGTCGATTGACTGCAACACAGACTTATCGCCCACGTTCATGATCTCGGTAGATGGATCATTTGGCGCATTGACGATCTCTGGCATGAATTGATACAGATCTCTATAAGCACGTCTATTCCCCATACCCAAAGGCTGCCGAGATGGATAGTTAACGCGGCGAGGGCGGCATACTTTGTTTTGCAGGGCAGACATGGAGGCAGACGCTTGCCTGATTAATGACTCCGGCGCTTTGCCGTATGCAGGAGCAAGACGCAATGCCATATTGGAAGCTATTGCAAAGTTAGCGTATCTAGGTATGCCAGAGTAAGAATTTGGCAGAGGAATGGCCTCAAAAACATAACCAAGAGAGAAGGTTAGCTCGGACATAAAGTCCTCTAAGCGCTCCAACCCAAGCCTAATATCTTCGCCCTCCGGCTGTGTTGTAATGCCGTTTATCCTCAGCTCGTTAAAGCAGTCATTAAGCAGCTCTATCTTTGTTTTTGAGGTCATTTAAGCACAGCCTTAATTAACGATGATTGGCCTTATTATGCTCTTTTTTAGCGGGTTTTTCATCCTCAACATCTGCAATATTGTCAACCCATCCGTCGGCGCGATATTGATCCAGATCGCCAAGCTCAACGCGCACAATCTCGCACGCAACTCCATCTACAAAATGAGAATTACCTTTTCTGTACAAAGCAAACATAATTACCTCCAAAGAAGAAAGGGGACCGAAGTCCCCTGTAGATTAGTAGCGAATCGCAACACCGTTCTGGCTTGGGTTAGCGTTGTTCACGCCGTACCACGCAAACATACGCCACGTTAAATTAGCTGTTTTGATGTTTGCATCATACAGCAAATACATGGTCAAGCCGGTGTTGCCAATCTTCTCAGCAGCTACTTTCATGCCGCCGAATTGATTTAGCATTTGCATTGGAACTTCGCCGGTCAACACTTCAATGCTTCCTTTCTGCCAGAACAAACCAGGCTGAGTAGACGCATCGATGTTTACGCGAACGATTGTTGCAGCACTCAAAATACGAGTGTTGATATTAGCGTACGCTTTCTCAAGAGTTGACAGCGCAGGATCATCAGCAGCAATCGGGCGCGGCCATACTTCTAATGACGTGCCTGTAGGCTTACCAACAACCACGAACGTCATAGCCTCATCAGTTACAGCTTTGTCGTCAAGACCAACAGCCAATACAGCTACGCCACCGTTTGCAAAGGTAATACGGTCACCAATGTTATAACCAGCGGATGCCGTAACAGGGATTGAGCCTGAAGTACGGTAGTCTGTGTTGGTTACAGTATTGGTTGTGGTATTAACGGAACCCGCCGTAGGGGCCAAGGAAACGTTAGCGGTAACCGTTACAGCAGGGCTAGCACCGCCAACCAAAGAAGGAGTGGAAGAGCTTTGCAGAATATCAAAACCGGCAATATTCTTATAAAGCATGCCGTCTTGCCATGTTGAATTTGGCTGATTACCAGTCTGCAAGGTTTGACGACTAGCCAAGTCTTTGCCGAACACGAAGTTTTGTGTGTCAGTCAAGGCAAAATAACGATCTGCCTTATTTACTTGACGCTTATTCAATTGAGCCTGTGCTTGAGCAACAAAATCAAAACCGCTGGTTGGGTTTGCGCGGTATGCAAGTGACCCAGTGTTTTTGATGCTGTTGATGATTGCAGTGTTTAAAACAGAGGCGCGCTTACGTCCAGCCTCTTGACCACGTTTCTTCCAATATGAAAGATCACGGAAGTCATCGACACGCATCTCGATAATATCGTTCGATGGAGTGCCAAGATATGCGGGATAAGACTCTTGGATAATACCAGTTTCAAGACCGGTAACATCCCAGCCAGAAATATCTGGCGCATGTTGCTGCACGGCGCGCCATACAACGTTGTTGGAGTTTTGAAGACCTGCCGGACTAACCCCGTCGATTAACTCAACATAAGGTAAGAAACCTTGTTGAGATTGAAATTCTTCAATCGCATTCTCCATAAGAGCTACTGCGATTTTCTGACTAGTTAAAGCTGCCATAATATTTTACCTACCATTTAGAAGTGTCTTGACCCTTCGCCTTGGCCGTTCGCTTGGCTGCTAGCATAGCGCTGATATCTCCGGCTTTCTCAGCCTTCAGATATGCGCTTTTCGCGCTTGCAGACGCTACACTAGCTGTGCCTTTGAGTGGTGTGTCAGGCTTTGGGGCGTTACTGAGTTTATTAACCGTTGCTGATTTGAACTTCTCATTGAGTGAGCCAAGGTAAGCGGCTGCCCGCATTCCGTTAGGATCTTCTTTGAGAGACTCTTTCAGCTTAGATAATGCAGCTGCGTTAATACCTAAGTGAGCGATAACCTTTTCAGATCCATCACCCAAAACAGAAATAAAGTAATCAGTTAAGAAATCCGCATCCATCGAAGTAGACTCCGCGAATGCTTTTCTAACCAATAATTCAGACGCCTTGAAGTTGTCTGCGCTTATCTTTCCGCCAGCAATTAATGCTTCTGCACGTTCATAGTGTTTGTTAACTTCGCTATCGATCTTCTGCTTTTGCTGCAATTGCTGAGCCGTGACAGCTTGAGTGTTATCTCTTTCTTTCAGCTTTTGCTCTACCAGCTTTTGGCTATACTCTGCCAATCTCTGCGCATGAACATCCGCATCGAAATCACACTCTTCAAGAGTTGGAACCTTTAGTGCTTCAGCAGGCCGAGACCCGCTCTCTAATTGCGCCAATCGTTGTTTTAACTGCTCATTCTCTTGCTTAACAACTTCTGCTTCAGACTCGGTAGCTCTAAGGCTTTTGCGCAGCTCGGAGTGAACCTTTGCCGGTACAAAATTCTTAGTGTCTGGCTTTGCCCAATCTTCAGTTTCGTCTTTGGCTTCCGCTTCTGGCTCGCCTTCATCCTCGGATTGCTCTTCAGTGTCAGCTTGCTCATCTTCGGGCTCCTCTAACTCCTCTGCTTCAACAACTTCTGCCGTGGCCTTTGGATTCGGGTTGTCTTCTGCTTCCGCTAGGGCTTTTAA